TTATTGAGGATTACCGAAGATATCCAATTGGCCAGCGCGACGGATCGCCCTGCCTCGAATGCGGCGAATCACACGATACAAACCATTCTTAGTTAGCTTATATTCGCGTGCGACCTCCATCATATTCTTACCGTTCACCTTGTTAAAAATCTCAAAGTCACGTTCGTCAATATTGAATATGTGGTCTTTTGGGAAGGTTAGCGTCTGTCCAGACCAATATTCAGCAAGGTAATTTACCAGCTGATTACTAATCCAAAGCGCCTCACGCTGTGTTAAACCCAGGTTGAAATCTTCGGTTAAACATTTTTGCGCTTGTACCGACATGCCTTCATAAACTTCATGTCGTAAATGCTCCAACCGCCTCTGTTTCTTGGGATCATTCATTGACGTCTAACTCCTTATTCTTGTCCTCGCCCTTCTTTATCGTACGAGAACGCCATTTCTTTAGAGTTTCGATGACTTTACTTGCACCTTCGATATCCAACCACTGAAGCGCTTGGATTTTAGCGATACGGAGAACGTATGCGGCCAGCGCCTTTTCACTGGAATCCCGAACCTCGCCCATTTCATGAAGCTCCAACCACAAGCCACGAATCATTTTTGACTGTGCATCGTCAGCCAATGGGCGATCATGCGATGTAAGCAGCTTGGGCTTTGATTTAGGTGCCTTTGCGCGTGGCTTGAAGCCTCTGGCCTTGAGTTGATCCAGGATTAATTCAAGCCCTTTAATGCCCACGTCAGCGGAACTGGTGCGACCTCCTAAAGCAGGCATGTTAGCCAGCATAAGGCGATAGCTTTCCTCATCCATACCAATCTCACGGCGACCGACATGTATAAGCCGTATCAAACGTGCACGTTGTGGATCCACTTTCTTTTTAGCAGTTGCCATTTCTGCCTCCCCGATAGTCTTGAGCCCATTCGCGGTCAGTTAAGCTATCAGCGATAGATTGCTGACGGATTGGGCGTGATGAATTCAAAACTTGTTGGCTGGCAAGATGGTGCTGCCAGCGAAAACGCACGTGACCAATGAATTTAGAGTTCCAGGAATTAGTAACTAAACCCTGATCCATCCAGTAAATGCGAAACTCTGGCAAAACTGACATCGTAAAATCTTCAGGAATTTGCTGTTCGGCCAGTGCCCAAAGTACATCTTTGTTGGGCGTCCACTCAGGCCCCATACGAAAGTAAGCGCGACCATGTGCAAGCATGATTTCGTAGCGACGCCATTCATATTTCGCGTGTGTTAAAAACTTTGAATTCCAGGAATGAGTTTTGTAACCGCGCTCCTGCCAATAAATTACAAACTCCGGTACCAGCGAGAGCGCAAAGTCACGATCAACGCCATCTTGGTTTAACCGACCAAGTACTTCGTCGTTTGGCTGGTACTCTTTAGTGATACATGACTTCATTAAATGTCTCTCTGCTGAATTTTTGTCTTCAATTCAACTATGTTTTTCATGGTTGGAATAAGCTCATTTGGCAGTCCATAAACACGTGCTTGGTTGAACCTGCAAAGCAAATCACGGTGAATCAGTTTTAAATTATGTTTATCAAAATTACCTTTATCGCCATCAACAAACGTCACGACATGATTTTTTGGTACAGGCCCATTAATCGATTCCCAAATTACGATGTGTTTGTGTTTATAACGCTCTGAAGATGCTGTATGAGGATTCTTCTCAGAGACTTTGACCAACACATACCCATCCTTTTTACAAATCCGTTCGTGACCTAAAGGCTTTTTATTTGGACAGTGTTGACCTTTTTTAAAGCTTCCACTATTCGCTCCTGTTAACTTTTTACCCTTAGAATCCACGTTCCAAGGTATGTGCCCTTTTGTGAATTGCCCTTTTCGCCCACTGGTGAATTTATGGTTTTTTAACGCACCGTAAACTTGTGTAACTTTTAGCTCTAGCCCAAAATTTTTGTTAAAAGCTACTGTCAATTCGGGAATAAGCATCGATTTGTAGCCTGTCTTCAAAAACTCCAGATGTTCGATTTGATACTTCACTTTGAGTCAGTTCCAATACCCAGCACTTCGGGTGTCTTAGCTCCCAACTCTTTACCAAACTCCTTCTGAGCATCAAAAGCTAATCTCGCATTGCTGATAATTTCGCTTGCAAGATCGACAACAGCTCGTGAACGAAAAATTTCTTCTTTTAATTTCTCACCAACTAAAGCTTCGTCAGATAGCCTCTCCAATTGAGCAAACAAGTGGTTGTTCAAATCAGGTAGTTTATTTTTCACAATTACTTCTCCATAGCGGAACAAGAAACATAACCAGCGGTGCCAGGGCAATCAGTGCGAAATCCATAAAACATTAAAATCACACCACCGAGCACCAGTATTGAAAAAAATATATTTAGAAATTTGATAGGCGGTTTCATTTATCCTCCTGCGTGAGTTAATGCTGGTCGTTTAACGCCAAGCATTTTTTAATTTTATCCAGCACTTTTTCTAAGGATTCGTTACTCATCTGAAGCGCCCCTGTTGAAAAGCAGTTTTATCTTCATTCAATTGCGCGCAGACGACGCACGTTTGAATTCCTGGTAATGCTAAACGGCGATCTTCTGGAATTCCGGCACCACACTCTTCGCACTCCACGGCACTGATGCCGATGAATTGCTTTGGTCGATTTGCCAAAATATTCGCCAGTCTTTCCGCTTCGATATCCGAAGCTATATCTGCAACATCACTCATTGTGTAGTCCTTGGAATCGCCAACCACTTTGTGTAAAAACGGCGATCATCTTTCTCGCGCTTTAAATCAAAAGGTTCGGTAAAAATTTTACGGGCGCATGCGTTAGCGGCTCGGATATCGCCAGCGGTGCAAGATGCAACCTTGCCATTTGCACGCGCCGTGTACGTGTTGTTGTTTTCATAAACAGTGATCAAAATCCCGGTCATATCAAGCCTCACCGCACGCGCGAAAACTAGATGAATTATTTATTGGCAAAGGTTCCACCCCAGTTGGTAGTTTGTAATCTACAACCTCATCAATCGCATCAATAACCTCTCTACACGCCTGACGAAATTCAGGTGTGTTTTCAATCACACCAAAAAATGCACAGCGGTGAATTTCAGTTGCTAGCTTGCGCAATTGATCACGCATTGAGTCTGCAAACTCTTGCGATTCGAGATACTTGGTGTGCCACTTTTGTTCGCGCTCTTCCAGGTCATCCCAATCTTTTTCAGTGTTACCACTAAAACGTTTAATTAATTCAGCTTCCAAATCAGTTTTTGGATCCATATTGATAAGCTCGTTATCGGTGTAATTATTCAGCAACTCACACCTCCATCTACGCGAATAATGCAATGATGATCAAAGCAACTAGTAACCCAAATGGCGCTAATCCTTTGATTATTAAAATAGTTGCAGACGCGAATGCAACGCTTAGAAAAAACCAAATATTAAAAACTTTCATCTCACACCTCCAACAGCTTTTCAGCGCGTAGGTGCTCAATATATTTATTGTGAGCAGAATAAAAACACCAAAAAATAACAACCTGAATGACTGACCAGATCGAAACTAAAATCCAACCATAGAAGTCGATAAGCCAGTAATTCGCAATAAAGATATTTCCAAAGAAAAAGCTTGCCGAATAACAGAACTTTTTTGTTTCTACAAAAGACGCTTTTTTTACGTAAAAAAATGCTCCGATGGTGAACACTATTGAAGTGATCGAAACAAGAATTAATAATAAGTTTTCCATTTTTACACCGCCGCGATATCTAAAGGGATTTGTTTGTATTGATCGCTATCTTCAATACGTTCATAAACACGAATGTAACTTTTCGAACCTACAACTTGCAGCGCATCCGATATCGCTTCCATGGCTTGCTTCCAGCGGATATCGTCGATGTTGTGACGACGCAAACCCAACACACGACCCGTTGAAATATTGCCGGACTTATCAACACGGAATGCATCGTTAACTAAAGTAACCAGGTGTTGATTTGAACCGGTGCTCCAATCCTTAAGGCACTCATCGATGAGTGCCTTGGCTGCTTGCAAGCGCTCATCAAAAATAATTTCATCGGCCATGGCGCGGAGTACTCGAATACGACCATCAAATGAAGTGATGGTCACGCTTCCTTTTTTGCCGCCGATCTTTGCGCCGTATTTTTCTGCGGACAAAGACACGAACGCAGCGATATCGGCGTGAATTTCTTCTTTGAGCGCATGAAGGAAATCACGTGCAGCTCTCGCCTTTTTTGCAATTTCAACAGCAAGCGCATCACGCATTAAATCGATATCTTTAATCGATTCCTCGCGCACTAAATCACCGCGATAGTTTTCGCGATAGCCCTCTGGAATAATCTTATCCACGATTTAAACCCTCAGTAATTCCTCCGCGCGGAATACGTGGAGGTTGGTAGTTGTTACGCGAGTTGTAGCTGAGCACCATTGCAATACGCGAAGCATTTTTGCACTCATCTTCAATCGCACGTATCGCGCTGCATGCATTGGGATATTGGTTGTCCTCAATAGCCTGATACAACTTTGCAATGTGCGTGTGCAGCATTTGTTGTGCGGCCTGCAGATCCGCCTTTTTGTAACCTGAGTGAGTATCCATCAACTAATCCTCGCGCTACGTTGTGCATCAAAATAGGGAACACGCCATTGAACAAAAACATCGTGCATTTTGATTTCGTACAGAGCCATGCGACCCGATCCATTACCTAAGATGCCGCGATAGCAGCCATGTAAACTTTTTGCATTAGGGCGATTTAAAATCGTTATCAGCGCGTAGCTTTCTGTGATCACTAACGACTCAGCTTTGTGGCCAACTGATTCGAGTTCCTTCAAACAAACAGCAACCGAATCAGCGCGGCTTAATAAAATTGAAGGTTGAGCACTCACAACGCACCTCCCGCAACCGATTTGGTAAACGCTTCAGTCAATGCATTTGGAACATGTGCAGGTCGCATGTTTGAAAGTTTGATTCGGCTTTTACGGCCTTGCTTTGATTTAACAATTGCGTAGTCACCGGCAATGCTTTCAATTTTTCCTTCGCGTGCTGAAAATCTAATTCCGCGTCCAGCCGCTGAAGCAACAACATACGAAACCTTATCGCCGTCATTGAATTGATAGTCCATTACGCCACCTCATCAATTACTGAAGCATCGATAACAGGTGTGCCAATGCTGGCTGCAATGTTCATTGCCGCGAGCATAAAATTCTCGACTGCTAAAGGATGTAATTGACTGGTACCAGCTTTAGAAACCAAGCGCGCGCACAATTGGTTGATCCCGCTCGTGTCGATAACGTCAGCCACCTTAATTCCAACACGTCCGAAGCGATGAGCTAAAAATCCTTCCACACCTTCGGGTCGCATTGGAACTAGCATCACTACTTCGCAACGCTGCACAACTTCACGCACGTCTGCATTTCGCTCACTAAGTTTTATTAGCAATTCCGGTTGACCAATCAGAATTACACTCACCAACGATGCGAAGCCCTCGCGCAATTCCAGGATGCGTTTTAAATGACGAAGGCTTGTTACCGGCATTGCGTGAGCTTCCTCAATCACAATGCAATTGCTGTAGCCGCTGCGATGGCTATCTCTCAATGCGTTGTGTATTTGACGAAAGCGCGCTTCAGGGCTGATGCGCATCGGTGCATTTGGTGACAATGTGCGCAGGATGGATTCAGCAACGTGGGCGCTCTTTAACATAGTGCCTTTGTGATCCGTTTCTTCAGCGGCTAACACATAAGGCTTAATTAAAGTGATGGGCAATTTTTCGTTTAAAATGCGCTGTTCCATATCCGTTAAAATTGTTGACTTACCGCTTCCGCTTTCACCAACCAGCGCTAAAAATCCACCGTGTTTTGCAGTGCTCATCATGCTCTCACGCACGTAACGAATATCTGGGCTCGCCCACATGTCTTCCACACATTGCAAATCAGAAAACGGATGGCGAGTTAAATTAAAATGACGTCGTGCTTCTTGTGTTAAAGACTGTCTACGTAGCAACATGTGTTCGTCCTCCTGGGACTCTGATTTTTCTGATTTACCGCTAAGTGGTTTAGGAACCGCTTGTAAGTGCTTCATCGGTTCCGCTGTCATCACGTCAAACACACCATCATTCGCAACTTCCTTTTCCGCTAAAAATTCAAGAATTTTTGCGCGTAGTGCGTCGCTCTTTTTTGCTGTCTTCGGCCATATGCCGTGGTTTAGCAATTGCGCGATAGTTGCATCACTGACCTCGCAATGAATGGCAAGGGCTGTTTGCAACACTCCCTTGTCGTTCAATCGTTTTTTTAATACCAGCATGTTTTAACTCCATAAAAGTGTTGGGTTAATGCTTGATACCCGTTTGGCCCTTGGCCTATTTAATTAAACGCAGCGGAGCCGCTTGGACTTGCTGCAATTGTTGAGCAATGCTGCTCAATTCTTCTTCTGGCACCCCGTCTGGGTAGCGTTGTTTCAACCATGCAAAATGATCGGCTCCGTTCCAAAACTTGGCCGGATCTGCTGCCAATTTTTTTGCAGCTGCTGCATGTGTAAGTGGTTTAAATTCAACGGTTGGCGTGGCGATATCCATTTGAGTGCCACGCTTGTTGATGTAGTCCGGCAGTGCCTGATCGTTAATAACTTTCATTGGGTCTACAGCACCACCGAAAGGCACTGCCTTGGCCTTACGATTCTTTCGTGCGTCCTTATCGGTGTCGGCACCCATAAGCAAACGCTCTACCGCTTTACGCTCTGTATCAATGTGAGAATCGCGTTGTGCGCGGTATCCTTCACCGATCATTACTGCGCTTTCATTGAATCCAAAGTTATCGACTTTTTCCGCTTCAATAACGAATGTAATTTCTTTACCTTCGGCGTTGGTGTAAATAACTTGTGCGCTTTCGTCATCACGCCAAGGGTTGCGGGTAATCAATAATTTTTCACCAACTGCGGCAGTAGGTACGCAATCAACTTTGTAAGTTTTTCCTTTAAAACTTACTGTCATTTGTGGAGATATTTTGCGCTCTTCGGGTTTACTAATGGCGAGTTCACGCATCACTTGCGGTGATGGTGCGATACGAAGTTGATCGGCAGTAATTCGTAACCACACGTTGTAGCGAGTGTCCTGGGTGCGACTATGTGTTTTGGTAGAATTAAACCAACGCATCCACTTACCGGCTTCTACATTTAATTCTTCTACGGTAGTGATTGGATTTTTAATAAACTTCAAACGATGTTCGAAACTGCGTTCAACGATATCGTTGCCTTTCTCAACCTGACCTTTGGCCCAAGGTTGTCCAGGCATATTGACTTGCACTGTCACACCCAAAGCGCGCCATAAATTTTGTGCAACTGCACTCATGTGCGCAGAGCCTGGGTCAACCATAATTATCAGCGGCACGCCGTGCACAGGATCCTGGGCATCACGCTTCTGTGTGGCAGCAATAAAACTTTCCACTAAATTCACAGCACTTTCTGCACCGAGTACATAGTGAGTAAATATCCAACCACTTGCATGATCAGTAATGACGTAGCGCCATACACGTTCTTTTTCAATTTTGGCGATGTTCGCCGGTTTATTTTTATAGAATTCATTTTGTTCCATCACCTGCAAACCTTTGTTGCTGCGCAGGTAATAAAGCACGCAAAGTGATGGGTCTAATTGCCACACATGATTAGGATGACGGCTCGCCATCATCACCTTTGGGGTGGGACGGTTTTGTTGATCCGGATGTAAACCGTAAGAACGTAATGCGCGTGTGATTGCACTAACGCTTAAATCTTTTAATTCGCCAGTTTTTTCACACAGCCTTTCAGCTTTTATGTGTCCATCGGCGCGAAGTGTATCTATCGCTTCCTCAATACCTGCCAAACGCTTAATATTTTTGCGTTGCGATTCCATCAAGTACGCGCTGATCATGCGTGCTTCGTCATGCGTGAGATTGGTGTCACCAGCATCCGTTCTTCTTTTACGGGACTTCGGCATAGCAACCTCTTTTAATTTTCGTTGCAAAGTTTGGAGAGAAATCCCCATTTCATTTGCTGCCTGTTGATAGACAGCTATCTTCTTGCCATGGCCCGCTGCCTCGGCAGCGCGGGCAACGGCTTGTAGCTTTTCTATCAATGCAGGGTTCATTACTATTCGCCTTCCCACTCAGCGCCAGGGGTAGCATTGCGCTCAATGCCAAGTCGCCCGTACAGTTCGGTTAAGGCCTTATCCAGTAGTTGCAAACGGCTTACGAGGTAGTCAGTTTCGTCAATTGCGGTTTCTTCACCGTGCACTTGAACGTTGGTAAATGAATCTGCAAGTTGCACGCGAATCAATCGCTCAACTTCGTCAGCAAATTCACTGGCTTCTTTGCGGTATTGCGCTGCGTCTTCATCCGGCGGCAATTTTTTTAAGCGCTTTAATTGCTCGCTGGTCTTATCGATTTTTTTATTTTTATCTGCGATCACTTTGTCTTTTGCGGCAATCTGTTCTCTTTGTTCGCGCAGGGCCATGCGTAGTTCGCGTGATGACATACGTTCGATGTCATCCAAATCTATGCCTGCGACAGTGCCCCCATCAGCCAGGCTTTCGATGGATTCATCATCTAACAACATGAGGTCATACAACTTAGTTTTGCCCAAATGCGAAATCGATTTCGCTTTTGACTCAAGGCGAGGATTCAGGAATTTTATGCTTGCCTGCATCATTTTTTGGGCGATGCGCGATTCCATGCCCAATTGGTTTTCCAGTATCTGGACGAACTCACCATGTGGTTCGTGCTCTTTTAGAATCACCAAACGTTTACCAGCTTCCAGCATGGCTTCAGCACTGGTAGACATGTAGAAGCGCGCCTCATGAACAATACGAGATTGGTCGTAAGGCAAACCTTCACCAAATGCGGCCATTATTTGTGTTGAATGCGCTGCTGCTTCGTTCGCAGTTTTTTCAATGGTTTTAACCACGGTTGAATCAATGCTCGTTGAATCAAGCGCTTTTGTTTTTGTAGATGTTCTAGCCATTTCCTACTCCGGTTATTATCTTGCGCCAGTAATGACGCGTTGTTGAAATTCATTAATCTTGTCGTGCGCTCGCTGAACTTCGTTTGCGTGTGCAACGGCGATTTGCAGCATTTTTACGCTCAAGGTGTAGCGCCCATTTTCCAGCTTCGTCGCAAAGCCTTCTTCAATGAGCGTGTTCATGCAGCGGTTAATCGTTGCGGGGCTTTCTTTAAGATTTGTCGCCAAATCTTTATTAGATAGACCTGTAAGCGAGTACCCCTTAAGTGCGCTCAGCACGCGCAGCAAACGTGCGCCAGATTCTGTGGTGCGAGTTTTGTCCATTACTCTTCTTCTCCGTCGTAGCCGCCTGTGCGCTCTAAAAACTCATCAACAATGTCAGCGTGACCACCCAAAAAAATATGCGTGCTGTCAAGAATCAGACAGCCGTCATCAATAGCAACCTCGTCATTCGCAAAAACGAAGCAAACGATTTTTTCACTTGCGGTGAGGTGCAATTGCGCTGAATATTTGAGGCCGCCTTTTCTGCGTGGGTTGTGTGCACCCAATTCCCAATGGCCGCCTGCAACAGGGATTTTTATTGTGGGTTGCTTGCTCATCACGCCACCTCGTTTTTACGTGCGGTATTGATGGCGCAGGCTTGCAGTGCTGCAGCGGTAGCGCGTGGGTGTTCGATTGCGTGCGTTACACTGCAATCAACTTCTTCAACGGGGATGATGCAAATAGCTACCAGCACATTCATGCTGCTATCAACTGAAGCGATGGTGTTTACCAATTGGTTGACAATGGCTTGTGAACCGGCAGCAGACTGCAAATGGTTCGCGGGCAACGCATAAACCACTTCACCGGCACGCATCACGGTTTGCGCAATTTCGGTAGCGCGTGATTGCTCCTGGGTGAGGCGGTTATCGTTAATTAATTTCAAAATGTAAGTGCGGCCTACACCGTATTTCTCAGAGAGGCGGCTTACGTCGCCAATCACTTTGTGTTCGCGCAAAATTGCTGCGTCCATATCTCTTTTGTTGCTAATCATTTCATCGCTCCCTTTTGGTGTGCCGTAAAGCACGTAGTCAAAATTAATGTTTAAGTCCGGTCTGGTTGTTGCCAGTGCGCGAAGCTTGTCTTCTGGGAAAGCATTTCTTGTTTTGCGCTCACTGAACGCAGACTTTGTTAACCCTAAAATCGATGCCACCTGTTGGTCCTTTTGCAAGCTCAATTCGAGTTTCAATCGCAAAACCGCATTCACAAAATTTATGGTCGTAGCCATTTCATTACTTCCTTACGCTGCCTTCTTGATTGAAGTGTTTGGGTTTTCCTTGAGCCCTAAAGCAACCGCAGCTTTGTGCGACTTACCTCTGGTTCCTTTTGACTTTTCTCTCAAAAGATCGGTGACCGCACCGTGATCAAGCCCGTGCGTTTTGCACCACTCACTGATACAAATTCCGAAGCGCTGAAACCACAAACGGGCTTCTTTCGGAGTTGATGGATAAGGAGGGGTTTTCATAATCATCCTCGTCTGCGAAAATGGACATTTTTGTCTGTTGTTGGAAATAATAGGACATATATGTCTATGAGTCAAGATAATGAACCCCGTGAAAAGGACATATATGTCTGTTTTCGTTTAAAGGAAATGAGAGAGATGAAAGGCCTTAGTCAGATTGAGGTTGCGGAATATTTGGATGTAAACGTCAAGACTGTGGGGCGTTGGGAGCGAGAAATTCCCATACCGAGCGATAAGCTTTTAAAGCTTTCAGAATTAGGTATCGATATTATTTATGTTTTGACTGGCGAATTTACTTCGGTATATCAAGCCACGCGACGCATTGCAGACCTAAATACCGTAATTGAGCCGCCTGGCAAGTACAATGTTGCAAGTAGCGATGATTTAAGAGCAGCTGAGGTTGCTGAAAAATTTCGTGATTTGGAAGAGGCGGAGAAGCAAGCTATTGAGGCCACACTTACCGCTTTTTCGATTAAAAAATAAATGGAGAATGGAATGACGAACCTAATACGTGTAGCGCTGGTTATTTTATGTTTTGGCTTAATTACCTATTGCGCTCGCCAACCTTCCACACCAGATGATCCGAATAGTGAGCCTTCAAAATTTGAATTCAGGGAGTTGGTTAAATATCAACTTAAAGATGCTAATAGTGCAGAGTTTCGCAACGAAGCTGTTTATCCTGTTCCAAATAGAGACGGGGTTTTTATAATGTGTGGTGAAGTGAATGCAAAAAATAGCTATGGGGCTTACACGGGATTCAAACGTTTTATCGTAGGTTTTGGTGGTGAGCACGGTACAGTTCTGATGGACGACAGGAGTGGTGTATTTGATGGTATCTGGTGGGATCAGTGTAGACACTCAACTAACACTAATACCAAATCCAAATAGAAGCTCATTATGAAAGCCGCTTGGAAATAACAAAATAATAGGAGTTTTAAATGGATACTGAAATCTATAAGAAAATATTAGGCGTACTCGCGGATGCTTACCCCGTACCTGTTGCAGGTGCATCTTTGCTTCGTGAATTAGCCGATGTTGAAAAGAAAGTTGTCATCCAGGAAGTAGCACATCTACAGGAGCTGGGAATGCTTACGGCGGCGATTCATATTAGTAGTGACGGTGCCAATAAATGTACGCTGGGGACGGCGAAAATAACTGCCAAAGGTCGGGACTATTTGAAGCCGGATGGAGGTTTAAGCGCGGAATTAAATACATTGCTTGTTAAAGTTCACGCCCAAACGATTAAAGATATTCTGAATGCACAAATAGAGCTATCCGAATTGAATAGCTCCACGAAAAGCAAGCTCAAAGAGGCGGTGAAAAACCTTCCGGCACATACGCTACAGGAAGTGGTAACAGGTCTTGTTCAGCGGGGGCTGGAGAGCTCGCCGGGCGCCATTCACTGGCTCCAAACATTGTTGAATTGAAAACGGTCGTTATAAACGAAAACCGCATCCATCCCATCGGTTCGCCGTTTGGTGTGTTAAAGGGAATCCAAAAATCATTGTGTCCTGTGGGTATTGGTTTCCTCAGTGCAATACGCAATTCAGCCGCACGTTCTGCGTAATTGCCTGCTTCAATCCAAACGACGTTATCATTCTTGATATTCATGATAGGTTGCTCACTAAATTTGTTAAACGGGTGAGGTTTTAAATAATCTGAAATTAAATGCTGATCAATCTTATTGATGATGCGCATATTTTTCTCAGCCCGAAAATGTCTGATCATTCCTGTAAATATCAAATCCCTGTTCGGGTACTTTCCCATCTGCCGCTGCAATCCAAATGGTGACCAATGGTATTAGGTTTACGCAAAGCCTTTTGTTGTAATCTGAGTAATGCGCACCAATCCACCAGCTTTGCCAGCGAAACAATACTCCCCATTTTCTTTTTCCCTCGCGCGGGTTCGTTAACGCAAAACTCACCAACACACCAATCGTAAAGCTAAAACAAATCGCGAATAACAAACTAAGTATTTTCATTGCCATTTCCCCAGGGTTGTTGTGAACAGTCATCTTCGCGCGCGCGAGGCGACATGTATTTTTGCGCGCGCAAAAATACAAACTTAGGCGATTTGTTTATTGTGGAATCTCAATCATTAACTGATTTTGTCTGTACGTCTGTTAACTCAATTGGGAGATTTCATGTGAACAACATGCCGCGTTTATTTGGTTGGTTAGTGCTATCGGTAGTTATGGTTGCCGGTTTGTATTTTGTAGCGCCACAGCAAGTCACCGTCGCGTTTTATAAGTTGGCGTTAATTTGTGTTGCTGCTGTGGTGGGTTACTTTTTGGATCGTTCGTTGTTTCCATATGGCCGCCCCGATGGATACCTGAAACGCCATTGGCGATTAGGTACCGATGAGCCAGAAGATGCCGCTGATTTTGAGGTGGCAGACGGTTACAAAATTGTGTTCGCACTTTCTATGTTGCGCCGCGCGTTAATTGTAATGTCAGTAGCGATTAGCGTTGCAGTGGGGCTTTAATCATGAAAGCCACAAGAACAAAAATAATTATCCGGGATGTAATAGTTTTTGCATTGGGTTGTGCTTTGCTTGTTTCGCTCTCGCAATGTCATCCAGTGCATGCAGATTCAATTCCTGCTGCAGCACAACAACATAGGGCGCTGTTACAGCGCTCTGCTTATGCGCATTGGGGTTTGGATGCGCCGGTTGCAACCTTCGCTGCACAGGTGCACCAAGAAAGTTTATGGCGGGCTGATGCACGGTCACCGGTCGGTGCACAAGGTATTGCGCAATTCATGCCTGCAACATCGGCATGGATTGCAAGTGTGTACCCGCAAACACTCGGCAACGCGCAGCCATTAAATCCAAGTTGGTCATTACAAGCGCTTGTGATTTATGACCGCTCTCTCTACAAACAAAACCAAGCCGAAAACCCGTGTGAACAATGGGCCATGACATTGGCCGCCTACAACGGTGGCCAAGGTTGGATTAATCGTGATCGTAAGTTGGCGTTAGCTTCCGGGGCTGATGAGCTGGCTTGGTTTAATTCAATCGAGCGCTTCAATGCGGGGCGCTCAATTCCAAACTTCAACGAAAACCGAAACTATCCCCGCGCAATTTTACTGCGATGGGAGCCGCTCTATGAGCGTGCCGGTTGGGGTGAAGGTGTTTGTAGTAACAATATTAAATTTTAACGAGGTGGCAATCATGGTACGCGCAAAGTTCAAAGTAAAAAGTGTTACGAACATGGCGAACGGAAGTGAAGTTAATTTGACTCCGGTGACTCAAGGCAGTGACGAAAATTCAGAGTTTTTCAAATGGACTCCCTATGGGGAAATTAAATTAGGTTTGGTCAAGCCAGAACAGGCCGAACAATTTAAGCCAGATGCAGAATTCTACATCGATTTTATACCGGCTAATTAATTAGCCGTTGCGATTAAAAAACCAACGCACCATTTGAAGTGATTTCAACATGAACACAAAAGCACAAATCATAGCTGCACTCATCGTGGTTATTTTGCAAATCGTTTTTGGGGCGTTGGTTTTTAAATACGGCTACGACAAAGGTTATTCAGCATCTGATATCAAATCGCTCCAGGGCGTAATTGACAGTACCGAAAAATTAACCAAAGCCGCTGATAAAGCCAGTCTCTTTTTCAATAAATTAATGAGCGGCCAAATCAAAGCCAACCAACAAACAACACAGGATCTTTTAAATGCGCTCTCTACTACGGCTCACCTGCGTGTTAATTGCGTGTTTGATGATGGCGTCATGCGACAGATATACCAAGCGGCAGATCGCGCCGACGCAGCCGCAGCCAGCGGTATTGCTAACACCATGCCCGCCGGTGCCGCGACCAACAAATAACAGCTGCGATGCTACAGAGGTTGCACTAAAGCAAACCTACGATGCATACGCACTTTGCGCCGGTCGTTACCTGGAATTGTTGAAGCGCAGGAGTGGTGATGAAAAAACTAAAGATAATCCAGTGCAGCGATAGCATGTTGTGGTATGCGAATTTGGTAGGCCAAGAAGTACCGCTGTTGAAAGAAGTAGACGAAGGTTGGTTAAGCGAAGAACCGGATGGCTACACAAATATAGTGAGGCGCAGTGACGCCCAGGTGATTGAGATTTAAAAATGAAATTCGACGATATGCAATTTTCTCTCTCCGCAGTGCAATGGTTACTCATGGCTGTAATAGGCGTTTACACATGGATGGCGCAGCGTGCCAGTGCAAGCAGTGCAGAAGTTGCGAAAGTAAATGCAGAGGTTGCTTTACTTCGCGAACGCGTTGTTGCACTCGAAGTAGATATGAAAAACATGCCCAGTGAAGCAACGGTGAGAGAACTCATTGGCCAGCTTGCCAGTTTGCAGGCTTATCACGAAGGCACAACGCAACAATTGAATTCAATGCAGCACAGCGTTAATCGCTTGCATGATTTTCTGCTTAACAAAAAGGGGTGAGCGATGAACGAATTCGAAAAATTTCTGTGGGAAGATCAACGCTTGGTAATTCTGCGGCTTTTGGCAAATGTGTCGAGCTATACCGCTAACAGCAGTGTGTTGCATAACGGTCTTTTACAAATTGGTCACGTCATCAGTCGCGATCAAATTAAAACGCATATGCGCTGGTTGGAGGAACAAGGTCTTGTAACTGTTGAGCCAGTATTTGATTTGCTGGTGGCGCGCATGACTGAGCGCGGTAGCGATGTCGCTGCAGGTCGTACCACCGTACCAGGTGTGAAAAAGCCGGGGGCATAACATGGGCCGCAAAAGTTCAATTGATACTCTTTCTGACGAACAGCGCATTCACATAGAAAAGCGCTTGCGTGAAAACCGCTTGACGCTGGATGAGCTGATCCTCGACCTGCAGGAAAAATTTCCCAATGAGGAAAATCCTAAGCGCAGTGCATTAGGTCGACGCAAAAAAAGTCTTGAAGAATTAATGAAGCGCATGCGTGAACAGGATGCGATGGCACGTTCAGTCGTTGCAGAGCTTGGTGAAAATCCCGATGAAAAAGCGGGTGGGCTTCTGGTTCAGCTAGTTACAACAATCGCGACCACGGCTGCAGCGAATGCCAATGAAGAAGATGAGATAGACACCAAAGATGTTGGCCGTTTGGCCCGCGCTGCTAAAGACATCATGCACACCCGCAGGCTATCACGCGATGAGCGAATCCAGGTTCGCAAAGAGTTACTAAAAGAACAAGAGCAACGTTTGGAAGAAATGCGCGGTACTGATGGCATGAGTGAACAGCTTGAAGCGCGCATCCGTGGAATTTTATTGGGGAAACAGTAATGAATAACCTTGGCGAATTATCACAAGCTGAAATTGATCTGGTGAATAAACATAGAAAGGAAAAATTGCGAGTCGAAAAAGCTAACGCAATGGTTGTATTAGCTTTGCATACTGCAACAGCTTACGAACAATGGTTGCAAAAAGAAAAGCGCGGCAGTTCTTTTTCTACGTTTTGTAATGAGTTTGGGTTTGATGTTGAAAATTCAGCCGACATGTTTAAGGTGGTTGAACAATTACGCAGATCAGCTCAAGACAATACTGTTAGTCATTTGATTTGATTGAGTTTTAATTTATGGCCACTGAAGGTTTAAAGGCAACATCCGCACCCAAGAAAATAAACCTTGCAGAAGAGATGGAACTGCACGGCGTTGTGGTGCCGCAAGAAGTTGCTGATGCGATCCCAAGTGGTGACGCAGTATTTTTACCCTATCAACAAAAATGGTTTGAAGACGAAAGCCAAATCATGATTGCTGAAAAATCCCGTCGTACTGGTCTGACCTGGGCGGAAGCTGGCCGCAATGTTATCAACGCAGCGAAGCCGCGAAAACGTCGTGGGTGCAACACATTCTATGTTGGATCCAAACAAGAAATGGCATTGGAATATATCGCTGCATGTGCGCTGTTTGCCAAAGCATTTAACCAATTGGCCGAAGCGGATGTGTACGAACAAACCTTTTGGGACGAAGGCAAGAAAGAAGAAATCCTTGCCTATATGATTCGCTTCCCCAAAAGCGGTTTCAAAATTCAGGCACTCAGTTCACGCCCGTCAAACCTGCGTGGTTTACAAGGTGATGTGGTTATCGACGAAGCCGCCTTCCATGAATCGCTCGAAGAACTTCTGAAAGCTGCCCTGGCATTAACCATGTGGGGCAACAAGGTTCGTTTGATATCTACGCACAACGGCGTCGATAACGCATTCAACCAATACATCCAGGATGCGCGCGAAGGCCGCAAGGATTATTCGATTCATCGCATCACATTGGATGATGCGTTAGCGCAAGGTTTGTATAAGCGCATTTGTTTCGTGACCAATGAAGTGTGGTCTGCAGAGGCCGAAAAAAATTGGCGAGACAAGCTTTACAAAAACGCACCTAACATTGAATCGGCGAATGAAGAGTACGGTTGTATTCCAAAAAAATCTGGCGGTGGATATTTAACGCGTGTGTTGATCGAGCAAGCAATGGTTGCCGATCATTCAATACCTATTTTGCGTTTTGAGGCACCGGAAAATTTCGAAGCCTGGACAGAACAGCAACGCCAGGATGAAGTTGACAAATGGTGTTTTGATAATTTGCTTCCGCTCTTGAATGCATTAAATCCGAAAGAGCGCCATGTATTCGGTGAAGACTTCGCTCGCGAAGGTGACCTGTCAGTCTTTGCTCCTTTGGCAATTCAATCTGACTTACGTAAGCGCACGCCCTTTGTTGTTGAATTACGAAGTGTCCCTTACAAGCAACAAGAACAAGTAATGTTTTTCATTTTGCACAGGCTTCCCCGTTTCGGTGGCGCTGCCTTTGATGCTACCGGCAATGGTGGATATTTGGCGGAGCAAGCTGCACTAAAGTTTGGCGTTGGCTTGATTCAGAAAGTAAAAATTAATTTAGCCTGGTACGGCGACTGGATGCCAAAGCTGAAAGGCGAATTTGAAGGTTTCAATATAGAGATTCCGCGTCACCAATCGATTATGGATGACTTGCTTCACATCAAAGTTGAAAACGGTATTCCTGTGATCGACAAGGGCCGCCAAAAAGACAGCGAGTCAAAAAGCAGTAAGGGAAAACGACATGGTGATTTTGCCGTTGCACTTTGTATGGCAATTTTTGCGAGCTGGGTGCAAACCGGCGAAATTGATTGGACACCACTACCAACACATTCACGCGGTTTCGATAACACAAAAACAGAAGACAGCGATTTTGATATCCCGGAGTCATCAACATCATGGTAACAAAATTTATTAAAGGTTTATTCACCGCCGGTGGTCAAAAGGTTGAAAGTGATTCAGTGAAAGAACCACAAACTGCGCAGATGGCAAACTTGCACCGTGAATTCCAGGGGCATCCAAGTCGGAATTTAACGCCAAGCAAATTGGCGAGCATTATGGATCGCGCGGAGCAAGGTGACATTACTGCAGAATGGGAATTGTACGAAGACATGGAAGAAAAGGACGGACACATAACATCCGAGATGGGCAAACGTCGTCGTGCTTTGACAGGTTTGGAGTACTTTCTCGCTCCACCTAAAAATCCTACTTCACAAGAGAAAGATAACACAGCGCGTCTCACCGATATGTTGGAAGGCCTCGACGATTTCGAAGATATTTTATTTGACCTTACCGATGCAATCGGTAAGGGCTTTTGTTGTTTGGAATATGGTGGTTGGCAAAACGTCGAGGGAATTCTTTTGCCGGCGAGTATCCAACATCGTCCGCAAAGCTGGTTTCAAATCACTCGTGGCTTTGAACAGCAAATTAATTTGCGGGGCCCAAGCGAAGGCATTCCGTTAAATGGTTTTGGCTGGATGGTTCACAAGCACAAAGCCAAGAGCGGCTTCCTGGAGCGAAGTGCATTATTCCGCGTATTGTTGTGGCCGTACTTGTTTAAAAATTACAGTGTGGGTGACCTCGCTGAATTTTTAGAAATCTACGGTATTCCTGTTCGCATTGGTAAATACCCAAGCGGCTCTAATGAAAAAGAAAAAGTAACTTTGTTACGCGCACTCTCGCAAATCGGCCATAACGCTGCAGGCATTATTCCCCAGGGAATGGAAATCGAATTTCAAAATGCCGCACAGGGTAACCCTGATGCATTTAAATTGATGATTGATTGGTGCGAAAGAACGCAATCCAAAGCGATCCTGGGCGGAACACTCACAAGCCAGGCTGATGGTGCAAGTAGCACTAACGCATTGGGTAATGTTCACAACGAAGTGCGCAAAGAGCTTACAGTCTCGGATGCGAAGCAAATTGCAAAAACCATTAGCCGCGATTTGATTTATCCGATGGCCGTGTTGAATGGGATTGAAAGCAATTGGGCGCGCTGCCCACGTTTTAAATTCGATACCTCCGAACCGGAGGACATGGATGTGTTCGCAAAATCAATGCCGGTGTTTGTTGACCTGGGCATGAAAATAAAACGCCAATGGGCACAAGAGAAATTGGGGATCCCAGAGCCAGATGAAGGTGAAGAAATTTTGGTACGTGCCAAACCGGCTGCGCCTGCAATTCCAAATACAGATGCGGTTGCACTTACGCAACGCCTGGCCGCATTAACACAACAACCTGCACCTGTAAGCCTTGCTGATCAGCTCGACAATAAACTGCAATCAACAACAGGCTCATGGATAGACCAAATTAAAGCGCTGGTAGAAAGTGCCGCAAGCCTGGAAGAAATTCGCGATGGTATTGATAAGCTGTTGCCCAACATGAAACTTGAACAATATGCAGCGGTGATGGGTGAAGCGCTGCGTGTTGCACAACTTACTGGCCGCAGTGACATTATGGATGAAATCGCCAATGGCCGTTAACGCATCCAGCCTTCCGTTTAAAGAACAAAGCGAATTCTTTAAACGCAAATTAAACATGACTTCAGAATCATGGACAGATATTTACGCCAAGCAACATGACTGGGCATTTACCGTTGCAGGTGCGAACCGCGATGCAATCATTAATGATTTTAGAAATGCAGTGAATAAAATCATTGATGGTGGTGGCACGCTCGAAAGTTTCCGTAAGGATTTCGATTCAATTGTGGAAAAACATGGCTGGAGTTATAACGGTGGCCGCAACTGGCGCAGCCGTGTAATTTACGAAACCAATTTGAACTCGAGCTATCAAGCTGGTCGCTACGAGCAGCTGCAAGCTGTGAAAGAAGACAGGCCTTATTGGCAGTACGTACATAACGATTCTGTTGAACACCCAAGGCCGCTACATCAATCCTGGGATGGATTAATTCTTTCTGCGGATGATGAGTTTTGGCAAACGCATTTCCCGCCAAATGGTTGGGGTTGCCAGTGCAGGGTTGTTTCATTGAGCGAATCTGATTTAACCGCAATGGGTGAAACGGTAGACGAAGCGCCCGAAATTCAATACGAAGATCGCATCATTGGCGCGCGTGGTGAAAACCCAATGACCGTAAGTGTGCCTGAAGGTATTGATCCCGGCTTTGAATACACGCCCGGAGAAGCGCGCAAACGACTGGAAGAAGACGAAGATTTCTAATGGCCGGAACGACATCAACAATTGAATTCGATAGCACAGATGCGCTTCGAAAAATAAATATGGTTGCAGCGCAGTTAACCATTGTCTATCCAATGCTGCGTAACATGGGTGATTATTTAATTACTTCTCATATGCGCCGGTTTGAAAAGCAAATTTCGCCAGATGGAACTCCTTGGAAAGCGTTAAGCCCTCGTTACCTGAAAACCAAGAGAAAAAACAAAGATAAGATTTTGCAATTTAATGGCTACTTAAAAAATAACATGCGCTATCAGGTTGAGAATGATGAGTTGTTATTTGGTTCTGATCGCCCTTATGCGGCTATTCACCAATTTGGTGGTGATATAAATATTGCCGCGCGCAGTCAACAGGCCTATTTCAATCAGAAGAAGGATGGTTCTATCGGGCAGCTCTTTGTGAAAAAGAAAAAAAGTAATTTTGCTCAGTGGGTAACCATTGGGGCCTATAAAATTCAAATGCCCGCACGTCCGTTTCTTGGAACATCCGAAGCCGACAACAATGAACTCGTTGCAATCGCACAGCGCCATCTGGAACGGCAAACCAACAGCTAATCCCCTAAAAAATTAAATCGCCCCTGAGAGTCCCTGTAAGCCGCTATGGGGTCGGTTGTGCGGCGAGTGTATTCATTCGATGGTGCTACAGTTTTATAAGCTTTTATAAAAGCTTTATAAAACACTTCGCTATCCCGCTTCGCCGTAGATTTTCATTCTTAAGTATTAAATCCCCAAAATCGTTTTTTTGCGCGCGCAAAAATACAAATTCCATGCGTTACGGCAAAGTAGCGCCATGAACAAAAATACTCCCTTACAGTTTGCTATCGCCGCTTGCAGTTACTCACTGGGAACCGTCGCTAGCAATTCAAATGAAATCATTGTGCAGTTAACTCCTGCCGGTGAATTTCGTGGGGCTGATGGTCGCCCCGAAAAAGTCGCATCATGGAAAATTGATTCCGCTGCAGCTACTCAAGTGATCAATCGTTTCAATGCACGCAAGCTGCCAGTGGTTATTGATTACGAACACCAAACGCTTCACAAAGAAGATAACGGCCAACCGGCCCCCGCTGCTGCGTGGATGCGTGAACTCATGTGGCGTGAAGGTGAAGGCTTGTTTGCAAGAGCCGAACTAACCGCTTCAGCACGCAAAGCCATCGAAGAAAAAGAATATTTATATTTTTCCCCTGTATTCGCTTACGACGGTAAAACCGGTCAAGTCACAGAAATACAAATGGGTGCGATTACAAACACGCCTGCAGTACACGGCATGAATGCTCTGGAGTTAAGAGCAGCTGCAACTTTTGGTTATCAAACTACAACCGAGGAAACTCCCATGAACAAACTTTTACTCGCATTAATCGCATCACTCTCATTACAAGCCACCGCATCTGAAGATGACGCAATCGCAGCGCTCAATGCGCGCCTGGCAATTGACCCACTTAAAAAATTGCGTGAAACCTTGGAGTTGGATGCAACAGCAAACGAAGATGTTGTTGTTGCCGCATGCACAGCACTTAAAACTAAAAATCCGGATCCGGTGAATTACGCACCTATCGCCACACTGAACGCTGTTAAACAAGAAGTCGCGGTACTCACTCAAAAGCTTGCCGCGCGGGACGCCGCTGACACTGAAACTATTTTGCAGGCTGCATTGACCAGCGGGCAAATTACAAAGGGTGAAGACGAAACGGTGATGCGTGACCTCGCCAAATCTAATCCGGATTTGTTTAAGCGAGCAGTCGCAGCACGCGCGCCTATCGCCGCACTCACGCAATCGCAAACCAATGGCAAGCCGCCAGCCGGTGATCCTGCGGCTGAACTCACTGCTGAAGAAATTGCTGTGTGTACACAAACAGGTTTGTTGGTTGAGGAATTCAAAAAGGCCAAGCTTGAACTGCAAGCAGGTTAATGCTCTGCAATAAGCACTTTTGATTTTAGTAAATTTTTTTTTAAGAGGGTTTCACCATGGCATTAGCAAATGATCGACTCATTAAACGTCGTGAGAAGAATATTCATCACGACCCTATGGCCGCTAACACGCGTATTTATAAGGGCGCACTTGGGTGTCTGGATGCATTGGGTAATGCCGTGCCCGGGTCTACATCCACAACCCTGAAGGCGCGTGGTGTTTGTTTCGGTGGTACTGATGCAGTTGGTCAAGCAAATAACCTGGGCGGTTCCGCCGGCGCAGTGTTAGCCGATTTACGCCCTGGTATTTACGCGTTCAATAACTCTGCATCAACTGATCAGATCACTCGCGCGGATATTAAAAATGATTGCTACATCGTTGACGATTTTACCGTTGCCAAAACCAACGGTTCCAGTACGCGTTCAGTAGCAGGAAAAGTTGTAAACGTAGATGCCGATGGCGTTTGGGTAGAAATCTTTTAATTCAACCACGCTATAGACACCGCTTTAAAAATTATTCAGGTTTCTTAGGAGATTTCACAATGTTAATTAATACCGCAAACTTGCGCACAATGGGTGTCGCTTTCAACGCTGCATTCAAGCAGGGCTTGGCGACCGCCAAACCGGATTACCAACGTTTCACCATGACTGTCCCATCAACCACAAAGTCAAATGAATATGGTTGGTTGGGTTCGACCTCTCGTTTCCGCGAATGGATTGGTGACCGTGTGATCCAGGCATTACGTGCGCACGGCTACAGCATTAAAAACAAAAAGTTTGAGAATACCGTTGGTGTAGATGCTGACGATATTGAAGATGATAACTTGGGGATATACACACCGCGCTTTCAACAGCTCGGTAAAGATGCTGCAGATCATCCTGGACAACTCATTTACGATTTGTTGAAAAATAGTTTCACAACGATCTGCTACGACGGCCAGTATTTTTTCGACACCGACCATCCTGTATTGCAGGCTGATGGAACCGAAGCTGCGGTAAGTAATTATGGCGGTGGTTCTGGCCCAGCGTGGTTCTTGCTTGACACCACCCAAATTATTAAGCCATTCATTCTGCAAACGCGTCGCGATTATCGATTCACTGCAATGGATAATCCGGATGACCCTAATGTATTTATGCGCGATGAGTTCTTGTACGGCGCCGATGCACGCTTAAACGTAGGTGTTGCTTTGTGGCAACTCGCTTATGCAAGTAAGCAGCCATTGACTGAAGACAATTTGAATGCCGCATACGATGCCATGCGCTCATTCAAAGGTGACAACGGAAAACCATTAGATATCAATCCTGATCTTTTGATTGTGCCGCCTTCATTACGCCAAACAGCTAAAAAACTGTTGGAAAATGAGAACAATGCGAGTGGAGAAAGCAACTCCACTCGTAACTTGGTGGATTACCAAGACTCGGCATATTTGTCGTAACCCATAACCCCCCGCCGACGAACAGGAAAATATTGTCCCCCAGCGTAGTTGCTTGCGAAGGAAGGAATGCGAGCAGCTGGGTTTGACCTACCGGAGAAAAATCATGGCAAGTAACAAAAAAGCTGTACCAGGACTTTTTATTAAATCTCGCGCTGAATCATTTTGGCGTTGTGGATTTAAGTTCACTCGCGAAGGTTATGGCATTGCATTAGATGCACTAACAAAAGAGCAGGTCGATATTCTGAAAAAGGAACCTGCGCTGTTTGTTGAAGAAGTCGAAGTGAATGTTGATTAAGTTTTCATTCACTTAATCCAATTTATTTATCGAAATATTATGTAGGCCAGATCATGTACGTAACGCCAATTCAATTAGCAGACACACCTGGCGCGCGCGAACTTGCCCAAGTGGCAACCGCTTCGCACAAACCGGTTGTAGATGTTGAGTTGATGCAATTGACGTTACTGGGTGCTGACCGCAGTGCCTACAGCGATGACGATGTTGCAGATGCAGATGAAGCGCTTTTGCGAATTACCGAAGCGATCAATGATGCAGATGGCTTAATTAACGGATACCTGGTTCAGCGTTCTTATTCATTGCCGCTCAATCCAATCCCACGATTAGTCACAAACTGGTCGCGCGACATCACCCGATATTTTTTGCACAAAGATCGTTTGTCTGCTGAAAGCACAGATCCGATTCTACGCAATTACAAAGATGCATTAAAAATGTTGCAGCAAGTTGTGGATGGAAAGTTAAGCCTGGGTGCCCAGGATCCCATTGTGGAAAATCCATCAAGCATTGATGTGCATTTTGAATCAGATCCTAAAGTGTTTAGTCGTAATGAATTGAGTAGGTTTCGTTAATGAGCGAACTGTTAAATGCAAAGCCGTTCCCCATTAGCAAAATAATTGAGCGGCTGAACTCAAGTATTGACCGGCGCGATTTGGATTCAGTGAGTAGCACCGCGCAATATGCATCGATTAAAGCGTTAAAAGATTTTCGCCCAAAAACAGCTTACGTATTGTTATCCAACGAGCGTTGGAACGGTGAGCCGGTTAAAGCAGGTCGCCAGGGCATGATTGTTAATTTCGGTGTTGTGATCGCTGTTAGCAATTATCGCGATATTCGCAAAGGTGCCGAGACCGCTGAAGAGTTGGATCCACTTGTGGATATGGTGCGAGGCAATTTAATTGGTTGGACTCCGCCTGACATTTCAGGAGCAAGATCGATTCAATTATTGGAAGGCAATGTGTTGGACTATGACGAAAACACATTGCTTTGGATGGATGTTTATCAAACCCAACATTTTATAGGAGTTGGCCGTGGCTAAGACAAATACAGAAACCGTGGTGCTATTGAAACCTCACGAACACAACGAAGTTCAATACGCACCTGGTGACAAAATTGACGTGCTTCCACATGAAAAGCAATTGCTGATCGAGTGGAAAGTTATCGCTGCTGACGCGGCCCCCAAAACCAAGGAGTAATCCATGTCTAATTTATTTTCGTTCCAGGGCCGCGTGATGATTGGCGAGCGCAGCACAGCGGGTAAATTAATTAAACCTGAATGGGTTGGTAACGTGCCTGAGTGTACGCTTGCGCTTACGACTGAAAACAGTAAAAAAACGGAATCGTTCAGTGGTAACCGCCTGGATTACGGCTTGTTGAAAAAAGCTACATCAGCAGAGTTGAGTCTTACCTTTGATGAATGGCTTGCAAACGCTATGGCGTTGGCCTTGTACTCAGAAAAAATCAATACCGCTGGTAGCACCGTCACTGGTGAAGCTCTACCAGATGGCGTAACAGAAGGTGATTTGGTGAAGCTGACTCATCCATTCATTAGCGCATTAACGATCATGGATAGCACTGGTACGCCGGTTGCGGTACCGTTCACTATAGACTCGCCAAATGCGGGCCTAATTAAAATTGGTGACCTAGCCGGAAAAACGGCACCGTATAATTGCGCTTACACCTATGCTTCTGCGGATAGCTTTGCGATGTTCGCAAAAACGCCGACTGAAAAATACGTGCTGTTGGACGGTATCAACACTGAAGACAACTCACCGGTGCTTGTGCATATGTACCGCGTGAAGTTCGATCCGGTGAGCAATTTTGGTTTGATTCATGAGGATTACGGCAATCTGCCAATGAAGGCGAGTTTGCTCTACGACCCAATCAACGCTGCTAATACAAATTTTGGTGGCTTTGCCCGAATCGAACGGAAATCAGCGGTGTAAATCATGGCAGAAATAGTAAACGGAAAAACTAAAAGCAAATCCGCTCCTGGTGATGATGATTTGGAAGTACTGCACCCGGAGCGTACCAAAAAAATCGGCGGCATTAATGTCACCGTGCGTGAATATGGTTGGACAGAAGGTTTGCGTTTGCGACCGGAAATCAAACCATTAATGGATGATTTAACGGCTTTGATGCGCGACGACGTTCCTGGCATTGATGTTATTCGCGCACTGCTTGGTAAGCACGTTGACATTACCACCAAGCTTATCGCCCAGGCAGCCGATGTTGATTTGGAATTCCTCGACGGATTAAACACTCACGATGGGGAATTGCTTGAGAACATGTGGTGGTCGGTTAACGGCGCTTTTTTTTTGCGCAAGGCAATCGACAATCTCAAAGAAGAACTCCTGGTGAAAAGCCTGCGCGATGGTCTGATATCTACACAGAACTCATCGCCTGCGGCCACAGAGCCAAAGACATAGAGTTTTACACGCAGCGCCAATTATTGCTTTACCTGGATGCTGCAAGGCGATACCGAAAAAATGTGCGTGCTGATTTGATACACGATATATCCCACGGATACCATGGTGGAGAAAAAGCCAAAGAAGTGATGCGAAACCTTCGCAACTAGTACCCGCCTTGAGCGGGTATTTTTTTGCTCGCGCAAAAATACATTTTCTTTCAGTGAAGTGAAAATGGTGAAAACTTTTTATGAGTATTCACTGTGACAGATAAAAGCCTGGATTTAGCGTTACGCATCAAAACTGATTTGGAGGACGGGAAAAAGGAATTAGCCGACCTTAAAAAATCACTTGAAGATGTTGGCAAAGAAGCCCAGGGTGCAGGCACGCAAACTGATGCGCTGCAAAAATCCGTTAACAAACTTGCCAACGACGCTAAGGCGACGAACGATTCATCGTCGTCGATGAAAGATGGCCTTTCTCAAATCAATAAAGAATCATCAAAGCTTGAAGCTGGCTTAGACAAGGCTGCGGCAAGTATTGGAAAAATCAACACTACCGCAAATGCCAGTGGTGTAGAAAAACTTACCGACTCACTGGCTGATGTTGAACACAGCACGGCAACCGCAAGCACTGGCGCAGATCATTTGCGCAATTCCGCACAATTATTAATTGCAGATATGAAGGCCTTTGGTGAAACCCTGGGCCGCGCTAATTTATCGGTTGACGAAATTGCCGAGCAAGAGAAGCGTCTTGATCGGTTAATGGCCGCAGGCGCGATCACTGCCAAAGAATACGATGCTGCTATTTCGCACCTTGATAAATCTGAAAACGCTTTGTCAAAAGAACATGATGCGAATGCTAAATCGCTCGAAAAATTATTGCGCGAAACCGACGCCGCTGCGACATCGTTAAAACGCCTGGATGATAACGCCGATAAGTTAGATGCAGAACTTAAAGCCGGGCGAATTACCGTAGAACAATATAATCGGGCAATGGCCAACATAGGCCGTGAGCGCACCGCCATTGAAAGCGCGAATTCCTCCTTGGGGAAGCTTGGGCTAAATAGCCGAGAAGCCCGTAGCGAAATGCTATCGCTGTTGCGTGATCTTTCTACCGGCAATTGGGAACAAGCTGGGCTTGGCATTGCACGATTGTCGCAACGTTCAGAGGAAGGAGCACTGGCTTTTGCAAGATTTGCACTTCCCGTTCTTGCTGCTGGTGCAGCTGTCGCAGCATTTGCAGCAATTTCCTATTCCGCTTGGCAAGACCAGCGTGAATTACAAAACGCTTTGATTGCTACCGGTAACGCTGCTGGTTTTTCGGAACAGTCATTTAACAACGTCACACGGTCTATTGAGCAATCTACCAACGCAACGGTTGGTCAGGCTCGCGATATCACTCTGCAATTAGCGAACACCGGTAAATTCAGCGCGGATGCAATTCTGACGTTAGGTAAAGCTGCCGCTGTTATGCAGCAGCTCACTGGTGACAGCGCAGAGAACATCGCAAAAGATTTTGAAAAAATGGAAGACGGTGTTGCGAAGTGGGTGCTTACGCACAATCAGTCTTTGCATTTTGTTACTGTCGATCAATATAACTATATCCGCTCACTTGAAGAGAGTGGTGATAAAGAGGGAGCGATTTTAGCTGCATCAACTGCACTCTACGATAGTAAAGCAAAACTTGTGGCTGATAGCCTTGGTAAAACAGAAAGCTGGCTGATAAGAACAAAAAAAGCTGCATCCGATTATTTAGATGCGATAAAAAAAGTCATAAGCGGTGATTCGGGCGCAAAATTAGATGTTGATAAGCTGGCACTAGCCAGTCGCGAACAGCTCGTGAAGAGCCAGGGAAAAGATGTTGATGCGGATCCATTAGTAACTCAGTTACGTCAAAAAATTCAGTTCCAGGAGCAAAAATTACTCGACGCTGAAGAAGCTGCAAAAGAGGCAGGAAGGAAAGCACTGGCCGACTCAGAGGCGATTGTAGCAGCTGATAGAGTCCACGCGCTTTCGTTGAGTATTGATCGTGAAAAGAAAATGGCCGATGAGTTGCGCAAATTGGAAGAGGATTTCAAAGCAGCAACGAAAGGTGACCGCAACAAGGATAACCCCGATTTCAGCGCAGAAAATAAAGCAAAACTCGAAAAAGATATTCGCGATAAATATGCGGACAAAGCTGCATTGGCCAAAGCAGCAGCTCAAGCCAAAGCCAGTGAAGACTATGTTAAAAAATTGGAATTGGAAGCAGCGTCCATCGGCAAAACTGCGGATGAAGTGCGTCTATTGAAATTAGAAGAACACAAACTCACTGATGAACAACAGATGCGTGCCAACGGTGCGCTCATACAAATCAATGCCGAAAAAGAACGGCAGGAAGTGTTAAAAGACAGTATTCAGCTTGACCAGATCAGGGTGAAACTGTTGAAAGCGCAAGGCAAAGAAGCCGAGGCCGCTGGCCTTGCGGCGGATGAAGAAACCCGCAAATTTCGTGAACGCTTGATTAAGAGAGGGAATACCGCCGGTGTCGATTTAATTGATTCGTTAATCAACATCGAAAAGCTAAAAGGAAAACTGGATGAAGTCGAAAAAAATGTTAATAAAACATTTGATGACTTATCCCGTCAGGAAACCAGCATCAACACGCAGCGCGAAGTTGGATTAATTTCTGAATATGAAGCACGCCAAAAATTGTTGGAACTGCATCGTGCCACGTACCAACAGCTTGAAAAACAACGTCCACTTTTAGAAGAGCTGGCCAAGCAACCTGGGGAAGTTGGCGTTGCTGCGAAAAAGGCCCTTGATGATTTAATAACGCAAGAAGAACGCTTGCAGGCGACAACATCTTTATTTACATCAACACTCAAACAAGGTTTGGAAAGTGGCCTCACCGATGCAATTGTGGGCTTGGCTGATGGCACAAAATCGTTTAGCGATGCGATTAGATCCTTGGCGCAAAGTGTTACGCAAGCGTTGAGCCAAATGGCAGCCAAGGCAATTGCAGAAAAAGCAACAAGTGCAGTCATGGGATTATTCGGCGGAGAAAAGGCCGATCCTGCAGCTGGCGCGGCTGCTGTTACCGCCTCTGCGGCTGCACTGAGTCTTGCTGGTGGAACTTTGGTAACGGGAGCAGCAGCGATTGAGGCCGCCGCCGCAAGTCTTGCAGCTGCCAATGCGGCAGGTGGCGTTTCCGGCGGTAGCGACACTTCCAGCTACGCCTCACTGTTCAGCTCATTCGCTAGTGTATTTGCGGCAGACGGAGGGCACATTCGCGGCCCAGGCACTTCCACTAGCGATTCAATTCCCGCAATGCTTTCTGACTATGAATTTGTCTCGCGCGCTGCAGTGGTACGACAACCAGGCGCATTAGAATTTTTAAATGACTTTAACGCTCGCGGAATGGCAGCGTTAAATGATTGGTCACGTGTTCATCACAGCACTGGTGGTCTTGCCGGCGTGCCTGCGCCATCCATGCCATCACCCACACTCAGCAGGGAACTCGCAAGCCCGGCGAATGATAACGGTGCGCAAGGACAAGGGAATGGATTGCGTATCATCAACGTAGTCGACAAAGAACTTATGAACGACTACGTGAACTCTGCAGCTGGCGAGCGTGTGCTTGTAAATATGATTCGTCGCAATGCAAATTCGCTCTGGGGGAAACGCTAATGTTATTTCCCTTTCCCGCTGACGGTGCATCACCATTATTAATTCGTTATGAGTGGCTCACCGATGTTTTGATTGCGAAAGATGACACTGAGCAACGAAATAAATTGCGTACCGGTGCGCGGCGCTCAATCGAATTTCCCATTGTTATTTTTAGCGATGAAGAGCGTGTGCGCTTTGAGAATTTCATGATCGCGAATCAAGCGAAAGTGATTCAATTGCCGGTGTGGAATGATGCAACCTGGTTAACTACAAATGTGTTGGCCACAGATTCAGTGTTAAATGTTAACTCTACAAACTACCGCGAATTTGAAGTGGGTAAGCAGCTTGCCGTTATCCTGGATTTCAAAACGGTCGTTGCAACTATTCAAAGTATAACCGCTGCTTCAATCACTCTGATTGCGCCGCTTGGCATTGCGTTTATTGCCGGTGCTTACGTTGTGCCCGTCGTTGATGCATTGCTGCCACCTGCTCAATCATTCAATTATTTAAACGACTCGCAAACGGGCGCGAGTGTTTTGGTGCGTTTGATCGATGAATGGATTGGAACACCGGTTGTTGAGTCTGCAGATTATCGTGGTCACCCAGTGATGCTTGATCGCACCGACTGGGGCGAGGATATCACCGCAGAAATTTCGCGAGCGCTTGCTGTATTTGATAACAACGCGGGTGTAGTGAGTTTCTTTGATACAGCAATGGACGCACGTACAACTAGATCGCACCGCTTTTTAATGCATGGCCGTAACGAGATTTCCAATTTTAAAAATTGGCTCGCAGCACGTCAGGGACGCTACGTTACTTTTTGGTATCCCTCAAATCAAAACGATATCACTGTGCGAAACAATATTTCATCGTCGGCAACAACATTGAGTGTGAATAATTGCGGCCACACTTCTGTTAAAAATGAAATTGGTCGTCGCGACATCATGATTAAAACCAAATCAGGTGTTCGCTATTACCGTCGCATCACCAATGTCGTCGAAACCAGTTCGAGTGTAGAAACCATCACTATCAATGCCGCACTCGGCGCTTCTGTAGCCGTTTCCGATATTGAGAGCGTGAGTTATATGCGCCTGGTGCGGCTCGCCTCAGACACGATTGAAGTGGCATTTGAGACAGACAACATTGCAGCGTCTTCACTTTCTTTCCAGGGGGTGAATGACACCAATGAGTGAATTAATTGGCTTGGTTGAATTCCGGTGCGGAAGTGATGTTCGCCGCTTCACTTCGCGCGCGATCGATATCTTGTGGAATGGCTTTATCTGGTATGCCTATCCCTACCAGCATGGCGAAGTTCAACAAACTGCAGAGATCACAAAAAACGATTTGCAATTTGAATTTCCGTTAACGGATGAATTTGCAAAATCGCATTTAGGTTATGGGCGCGATGAAGTCACCATAGTCACCTTGTATCGAAATGGATTAGATAACCCAGATGATTATGAAGTGTTTTGGAAAGGCCGCATTGCCGACGCTGAAGCGAATGACACGACTATCACATTAATTTGTGAATCGCTTTTCACCACCATTCGAAAAATGAGCCTCACCGAAGTCATGCAAAAATTTTGCAGATGGGTTGTGTATCACGATGGTTGTTGGTTGGACAAAGCCGCGTTTGCAGTCAATACCAGCGTTACAGCGCTTGATGCGCGTCGCACCACTCTCACTTGCCCGGCGGCAGCAACAAAACCCGACGGTTATTTCACGGGCGGCATGATCGCCTTACCAAACGGTGTGCTTCGTTACATTTCAAATCATGTTGGCAATCAGATCACGATATGGCGACCAGCCAATGAAGTTGCAGCTGCTCTTGCATTGGGTGCAGTGACGTTGCCGTTGTATCCAGGATGCGATGGTTCATTAAAAACCTGTAGCGACCAATTTCACAATGAGGACAACAACGGTGGCTTTTATTGGATTCCTCCCATTAATCCAAACAGTGGTGCAAAGGTGTTTTAACCATGTGGAATATTATTTTACTTGTCATCTCAATGGCGATCAGCAACGCGAGCAGAACAAGACCGCAAAATGCAAAACCCGCTGAGTTAAAAGATTTCAAAGTCCCGACTGCAGAAGATGGCCGTGTGATCCAGGTGCTTGTAGGAACGCGTCTCATCACGTCACCAAATTGGGTTTGGTATGGCGACCTGCGTGTTACTCCAATTCGTAAGAGCGTGTAATGGAAAAGTTAATTGTCACAGCACTTCACGTGCAGGCCGCGCATATGTGTTTGGATCCTGGCGCGAGGATGTTTTTTAAACGGCACAATTTGGATTTTCGCGATTTCATTCACAACGGTATTGATGCAGAGCTGTTGCTTGCAACGGGTGATGCAATGGCTCTGGCAGTTGTTGAAATTGCGCGTAAAGAAGCAGGTGAATTAAATGGGCGGTAAGAGTCAAAAACAAACTACCGGGTACAAATATCGCTTGGGTGGTCATCAAGTTATTTGCATGGGCCCAATCGACAAGGTTACCCAAATACGTGTGAAAGACCTTGTCGCATGGCAAGGGAATTCTACCGGCAGTTCAATTTATATTGATGCAGAACATTTGTTCGGTGGATCAAAGGAGCCTATCACCAAGCCCGGATTTAGCGGTGGCGACAATTCAGAAGCGAATGGTGTTTCCGGTACCGTTGATATCATGATGGGTGGCCGCACTCAACCCAAAAATAATTATTTAATGAGAATGCTTGGAAATGTAATTCCTGCATTTCGTGGTGTTGTTTCTGCAGTATTAAACCAATGTTATATCGGCAATTCCGAATATCCGGAGGCGTGGTCTTTTTTAGGTACCAGGATCCACACAAAGGAATGGGGAGAGCCACAGTGGTATGACGCTAAAGCAGAAATCACCTACGACACAAACACGATATTAACTGAGCCCTGGCAATACCAGGTGATTCCGTATCACGCTAATCCTGGATACGAAAATCTATCTGTACCCACTAGCGGCTGGCAAGGCTCTGATACATTGCCATTTGATAGCAATAAAATTTGGTTGTATCCAACACCTTCTGGTTGGTCTACACCGCAACTCAGTATTTGTTGGGTTAAGAAAACGTTGTACAACGTGCCCGCTGGATTGGTTGTACAACTGCGTGCCGATAATGGCTGCGTGATGTTTGTTAACGGTGAGCTTGTTGGTGCATCGAACCGCGACAATGTCGATATCAATTCAAACGATCAATACCCCGTCAACTTTACTATTCCAACCACTGGGACTTATGAAATTGTTGGAAAAGCATTTTCGGAAAATGCCACTGCCATACAGGGCGGAAATTATTTAAACGTTACCCTGGATGCGATCGCAGTAGGTGGCGACATGAACCCGGCGCATTGGCTGCGGGAACTTTATACGTCAAAGCGTTACGGATTGGGGAATCCAACCAGTGATGTCAATGACGTCGCGTTAACAGCAGTTGCAGACCGCCTCTTCAATGAAAAAATGGGCATTGCCCTTTTGTGGGATAACCAAAAATCTGCTGAAGAAACCGAAGACATGTTCGACAACACCCTCAATCACATTGACGGTGTTCATTACGTAAATGATCAAGGCTTGTTAACCGTAAAATTAATCCGTGATGACTACGACATTAACACCTTAATGGTTGTGGATAAATCGGTTTATATTCGCGTTGAAAAATATGGAAGTACAAATCAACGTGAATTAGTAAATGCAATCACCGGCGTATATGTTGATGCATCTACAAATCAAGAAGCGAGTGTCATGGTTGCTGAAACAGCACTGGTACAAACGCAAGGTATTAAGTCAGAAACTATCAGGTATCCGTTTTTTACAAATGCCTCAATTACAATTCGCAGGATAACGAGTGACCTTCGTAAGAAATCAAATTCGCTGTTGGCATTTGATCTAGTGTGCAATCGCAAAGTAAGTCATCTCAATATTGGCGATGTATTTATTTTGAATTTGCCGGATTACGACGCAACAAACGTTGTGATGCGAATTTTTGATAAAAAGAAAGGCGATGGAAAAAATAATGAAATTCGTCTTGTGTGCACGCAGGATGTTTACTCATTGCCAGCACAAGCGATTAAAGTTGTCACACCGGACTCCTGGGTGGATCCACGCGGTTCAGCTTCACCGGTTCCAGCGCAACTTACTTTTGAATTACCTTACTACGAACTCGTTCAAGCGCAGGGTCAAACCGAAGTTGATAGCGCGTTGGTTGACACTACCGTTGGCGCATTAGGTGTTGCGGCAGTTCGCCCAAATGGATCCAGTATCAATGCCCAAATTATGGTTGATTCTGGTGGTGGATATCGCGGTGCCGATGAATTGGATTTTAGTCCTTCTGCCTTGCTTGCAACTGCTATGGGTTATACAACAACGAGTATCACATTCACAAATGATGTTGATGTCGATTTAGTTCATATCGGGTCGCACGCGCAAATTGGTGATGAGCTTGTTGTCATTCAAGCATTGGATTCCGCAGCACGCACTGCCACAGTGGGGCGCGGCGTACTCGATACAATCCCGCAAAAGCATGTAGTCGGTGATCGCATTTGGTTTTGGGATTTTTACAACGCGAGCGATTCACAAAGCTACATTGATGGCCAAACGATTAATGTAAAAGTTTTGCCGAACTCTTCATCCGGGCGTTTGCCAATTGCAGCTGCTTCGGCGCAATCATTAACCTTCCATGGTCGCGCTGCGCGTCCTTATCCGCCGGGTAATTTTAAAGTGAACGGCGTTGCTTTTGGAGCGACGGTTACTGCCAGTGCGGATATTAATTTTTCTTGGGCGCATCGTGACAGGTTATTGCAAACTGCGGGCACGCTCCAGGATACAACCTACGGCGATATTGGGCCTGAACCGGGCACCACATATACCTTACGAATTTATAACCAGTACAACCTTTTGATTCGTACCCAGTCTGCAATTTCAGGAACAAGTTACCTCTACACAACCGTCCAGGAGCAATTGGATAACGGTGGTGGTGGATCGTCTCAAATTGTTGATCCGCTTTGGTCAAAAACACCTTTGCTATTGAATTTTAATGCTGCAAATAATTCGACAACATTTGTTGATGGCAGCGGCAATTTTTTAACGCCTTTGGGTGATGCAAAGATTTCAACCGCTCAATATATGTATGGCGGTGCATCTGCTGTTTTTGATGGCACAGGAGACTGTCTAACCATTACCGATTCATCCAACTTTCAATTGAGTGGTGACTTCACCATCGAATGCTGGATAAGGCCTACCGTAATTGGAAGCTTGGGGGCAATCATAACGACCAGGCGAAACGACAACGTTAATTACACGCCAGTTGGTTTATTTTTCTCAGCAGCAGGAAAACTTCGCCTCGTTGCCTCAAATTCTAATACGGCCTATCAAATTGATATGACTGGCACAGTGACCATGAGTATCAACACCTGGTATCACGTCGCAGCTGTTAGAAGCGGGAACAACTGGTATTTATTTGTAAACGGGGCGCTGGATACATCGACAACGTCCAGTATCGTTCCTTACACCGGAAGCGGAACAACGAACATCGGAGGTGACACAAACGCTAACTTCTTTACAGGCTACATTGATGACGTCAGGGTCACAAAAGGAACCGGACGTTACACCTCTACCTTTACAAAACCATTCAGGCAGTTGGAAAAATACGTTAAAGATATTAATTGGTCAGACAATGTTCTCGCGCTGATCTTCGAGGATTCCAATAATTCAACCAATATTATTGATGCATCAGATTCCAAAAAAACCATTAGTGTTTTTGGTAATGCGAAGATATCAACATCACAATTCAAGTTTGGTTCATCGGCATTATCGTTGGATGGTGGCGGTACCACGTTCATTAGCGCACCTTTCGATTCGACCTATGCAGGTACTTCAAACTTCACCCTGGAAGGATTTATTTATACATCTGATGTCACCAGAGCGGGGACGATTGCTTGTACCACGGCACTGGCAACGGGCAGTCGTGCAGGTTGGTGTTTTAGCATGACAAACACCGGCAGATTATATGTTGAGGCGTGGACAAATTCCGGTTCATCTGCATTCTCAATTTTTCCATCGAATACCTTAAGCGTTAACACCTGGTATCACGTTGCATTGGTTCGTAATGGCACAACCTGGGCTGTTTATTTAAACGGAACAGGAATTGGTTCAGCAACAGAAAGTGCGGCAATTGGTGTAAGCGGTGATGGATTGTATATTGGCCGTGATCAATGGACACTCATCACCTGGTTAGGTTACATGGACGATTTCAGGGTACGCAGTGGAGCAAAATACACAGCCGATTTTTCAGCACCGACTACATCGTTTTTACCTATTGATGCTTATTGGTCAAATGTTGTTTTGCTCGCCAATATGAACGGCGCAAACAATGCAGTCTTGTTTGAAAACGTTGCAGAACTTAATAAGTTATTGACTGCAAATGGTGATGTAAAGATATCGACAACACAATCCAAGTTTGGCGGGTCGGCTGCTTATTTTGATGGCACTGGCGATTATCTAACTTATCCGGATTCAAATGATTTTTATTTTGGAAGCGGCGATTTCACGATTGAATGTTGGGTATATGGCACATTCAATAGTGGCGGCTACATTCCTATTTACAGCCAATTGGCATCAACGGGAAGTGACAGCAACAGAACCATTTTTTACTATTCTGCAAGTACCGATTCCATTCCTAATGCATGGGTGTTTTATGATTACATTTCGTCGTCTAATATTTTATTGGGGGTAGCTGATGCGCCTCCCACAAATACTTGGTTCCATATTGCTGTGACGAAGCAAGGATCTAGTTATAGATTTTTTAGAGATGGAGTGCTAATAGGAACTGTGCAAACGTCCTCAAATGCAGTACAGAATGTTGCGGGAAGTATTTATATTGGAACCGCACGCTTAACCGGTGTTTTAAAATATTTTACCGGCTACATGGACGACTTCCGTATTACTAGGTCAGCGCGTTACGTTTCAAACTTTACACCACCAGGCGCGCAATTGGGAAAATATGTTCCTTCGTTAAATACCCAATTGCGCATTGAATTGGAATCTGTTCGCGGCGGATTGGTAAGCAGTCAGAAATACAACCACACAATCACGCGTTCTCTCTAAAGTAATTTTTGCGTGCGCAAAAATACAAAATCAATGCGAAATCACATACTAACCCCGTACTAACACTACGGGGTTTTTTTACGCCCTGGGTTTAAATGTAGGGCGGCGCGCAATGACTCAATATCAACAAGAAATTATCAAAGCTGGTGAGCCGCTCACCATTAATTTTCCGTTTTATTTAAATGGCTACGAATTTCCTATTGATGGTTACGAGTTATTAATTCAGTTGCGTAAAGAAAGCAGCGATGGCCCCGTTATTCAGTCCTGGGTTGACGGCGATGTTGATGTCACTCGCATTGATGCAGGTGGAAAAATTAGCCTCAAATTAACTCCCGAATTCACAAATTCATTGAAGTTTAAAACTGCATACATGGATTGCTGGATACAAAAGCAATCAATCGCGGATGGTATTCGAAGTGACGTTATCGAATTCACTCTTGAGCGTGGAGTGTCTCGATGACAGACACAACGATTGAGGTGCGCACAAATGTAGTCCGCCGGAGTAAAACAGTTCCTAGCAATAATTTTGAAGGCCTACCGCCGCTAGGTGAGCCCGATCAGTTTTTAGGAATTGACGCGGAAAGGAAAAGAGTTTGGCGCTATCCACCAGCGGGGAATGTTGGTGATTACGATCCCGGCGATATCACACTAATTTTTGAAAACAAATTAATTTAACGGAGTTTTTTAATGGCAACTCTACAGCAACGTATCCAAGATCTTGCGACTCGCATTGCGACAGAGTGCAAATCGATTCGCACGTTAGTAAACGGCAATGCAGTGGATTTGAGCGCACTGAATACAACAAGCAAAACAAATCTAGTCTCTGCGATAAACGAGCTGAAAACTGCCATCGATGATATTGACACGGGCGGTGGCGGAGGCGGTGTAGAAATTGACGATAACGAAACGTCAAGCACGACAAAAACGTGGTCAATTACAAAAATTTCAGCTGAAATTTCTACCGCATTTGATGCCCTGGTAGCGGGCGCCCCGGCTGCTCTCGATACGCTATACGAACTCGCTGCCGCACTTAATAATGATGCCGGTTTCGAGTCGACTGTCACAATTGCCTTGGGTAATCGTGTACGCATTGACACCGCAAGCCAGGGATTAAATTCGACTCAGCAACAAAATGCTCGCACAAACATTGATGCTTATGGCTCAGTGGAGATTGGCGATCCAGACACTAATTTTGTATCGACATTTAACACTGGTCTTGTGTAATGAGCACGCTTGTATCGCGCATTACAGATTTAGTTGTGGCAGTACGCAATAAATTTAATGCGCTCACAGCCGATATAGCACTGCGGCGTATTCAAGACGTTAACAACTATTATGCCGCTACTGATTTTATTGATAACAATGCAGCGCAAAGCATTTGGCAAGGGATAGTTATCGGTTCGGGCGGATCCGCTAACGGTGTCGCAACGCAAAATCGTGTTTCAAGGCACCCTGGGACAATCACGATCCGGAATGGCACAGCTGCAAATAGTGGATATGCATTTCGGACGCAGATAGGCAACATCATGACATCTGCAAATATGGAAATGAATTTCATATTCAAACTGCCTTCAACAACTGCATCCGGATACAACACAAACATTATTTTCAGAATGGGCTTTTTTGATTCAATCTCAACCGCCGAATCTACCGACCAAATTGCCTTTTTTAAAGATGCTGGCTCGCTGGATTTGTATGGCCGCGTTGTGAACAACGGATCGGTTGTTAATACGAGCGCACTTTACACGTTGGTACCTGAAACCTGGTATTCGCTGAAACTGAAAATAGGAAGTGCGGGTACTTCTGCGACATTCGCGATCTATGACGACGACGGAAATCAGTTAGGTACCGGCACCATAAGTTCTGGTTTGCCAATTGGTGGAGCAAGGTCATATGGCTGTGGCATGTTCGCTATACATACGACGGAGACTACAGGGAGGGATTTAGTGGAGCCGGATTTTATGGATTTGTACATTCCCAATCTAGGCCGTGGCGTAGCTTGATATTTTTACTTCTTTTTTTATCGATGGAGATTAAAACCATGCGTTATCTATACCGAGTTAAACGTGTTAACGGTTCGTCACAAGATTATGACGAATCCGATAATCAAAACGCGCTTCAGGATGCTCAAGCCGACTTCGTTGCTAACGGCGTAAGTATTACAAAAATTCGTTTGTACTACACACTTGCTAACGATCCAGAAAATCGTCAGTTTGATCAATCTGACGAAGCAGATGCAGCCCGCCTGCTGTTAGTTGCACCGCTTCAAGCGAGTGTCGATGTCGCTTATGAAAAGATCCCACATTATGAGGTTGTGGAAGCGCTTTAAGGCAATTTGATAATTATAGAAGTGGCGACCCATCTAAATGCGCGAACATTTGGATGGGTCATCAGTTAGCAGGAATAGCTGCAAACCAGCCAAGGCCACTTACTCTCGCGAGAGTAAGGTGAGCTTAGCAGATTGAAAAAGGTTTGCTCAGGATGAAAGAGGTTCGTTGTACAAATTGCAAAAAGAAATTGGCTCTCGCTGATTTCATTGAGATACAAATTAAGTGCCCCCGCTGTAGGGAGCTAAATCACATGAAGGCCAATGAGCCTCTGAGCTATCACACGCAAGATACGTGTTTCGGAGACGCTAATGGCAAACCCAATTATCCCCTGGATCGGAGGCAAGCGCAGGCTGGCTGATCGCCTTTTTCCCTTATTCCCACAGCATGACTGTTACGTTGAGGTATTTGCCGGTGGTGCCGCTTTGTTCTTTTTGAGACCAGCACCAGCAAAAGTTGAGGTGCTGAATGATATTAACGGTGATTTGATCAATCTCTACCGAGTTGTTCAGCATCACCTGGAGGAGTTTGTTAGGCAGTTCAAGTGGGCGCTCAGCTCGCGCCAGGTGTTCAAGTGGCTGCAGGATACTCGGATAGAAACACTGACAGATATCCAACGGGCGGCACGATTCTATTATCTGCAGCAAAGCGCGTTTGGTGGGCGTGTAGAGGGGCAGACCTATGGCACGGCTACAACACAGCCCCCTGGTCTTAATCTCTTACGTTTGGAGGAAGGATTGTCCGCTGCCCACCTAAGGCTTGCAAATACCTACATCGAGCACACAGCGTGGCAGGATTGCATTAAGCGATATGATCGACCTCATACCCTGTTCTACATGGATCCACCTTATTGGGAGACAGAAGGTTACGGGGTAGAGTTCGGCTTTGAGCAGTACGAAGAGATGGCGAGGATCATAGGTAGCATTAAGGGCAAAGCAATAATCAGTTTAAACGACCATCCAGACATTCGCCGGTGCTTCGCTGACTATCACATAGAGACAACGGATATCAAATACACGGTTGGTGGAGGTAAAGGAACCGATGCAAAGGAGGTGATTATCTTTAGTTGGGATATCGAGGCGGAACCCGCTGGGCTCTTTTAG